GTTAGTTATTCTGTTACGAGGAAACTAACCGAAACCCTAAGCAGCGTTTAGGCTGCTAAAGCGAACAGTTCGTCGTTTGCATTTACGTTTTTTGCTTCTGCGGCCGAGTTCCCCCAACCCTACGGGTTTCACATTCCCGTGCTGTCCACTCTGTTACTCTTTACCCTGTCGAATCTATTTCAGGCCCTTCAAAAAGATTTTTCCATCTATCAAGTGCTTCGAAATAACTTATCCAAACACATCCTTCACAACCTCTACCGCAACAAGTAGTTGGTTCTTGCGGTCTGGGATAAAAATCCTTTTGGTGGACCTGGCGGGATTCGCACCCGCGTCCAGAATACTTTTCTCTTTGCTTCATACAGCAATATTTTATATATTATAACAGGTTTTACGAAAAAGTCAATAAATTGTTGTCCATTTCGTAAGAATCTCTGCATTTTAGCAGTTCTTCCGCCCAATTATCACGTTTTTCGACAAAAACTTGCGGATCTTCGCCTTCAACCGCTATAAGTACCACTAATTTGTTGATAGGAACACCGGTTCTTTCCTCATACATGATGGCATATGCAGCACATTGCATAAAATAACTGCTAATCCACTCTTTTTTCTTCAATTTGCTTGAAGTTTTGAAGTCGATGACTGCTAATTTACCTTCGTATTCACCTATACAATCAACTGTGCCAGCTAAACGCAAATAATCTGAATAAAGTTTTTGTTCTTGCACATGAATGTTGTTAATTTTGTGCAACTCAGGTAAAATACTTGCGAAAAGTTCTTTTTGTATGAAGGACATTTCATCTATAGCATTAATATTGTTTAGATAATTTTCTACATGCGTGTGTAGTTTTGTTCCTCGACTCGCTGCAGCCTTAGAAATCTTATTTGCCTGCTCTTCACCTACTTTTTTGCGCCATTCAAGCAAACCTTGTTTACTTTGCGCACTTAAAATTGTAGTAATTGAAGGATATCTGTTACCAGATGGTGTTTGATAAAATCTTACACCATCTTCTCGGGTAATTTGTTCCAACGTCTCAAATTTATTCACATTCACATGATTAAAAATCATTAATTATCCCTGTAAAATATCTACTGCGTGATTATAATGTTTGATTCTGTCATCAAGACCAATAAAACCACCATTAATTTTCTTTGTCATCATCTTAATGTCTTGCGCATCTGCAAGTTCATTTAATTTGTTTGCATTCCAGAACCAACATGCTGAATTTAACGCATAATATGGTTGAACCAGAATATCGGGTTGTTCTAATAAAGTATGATCGTCAAAAAATGCCTCAGAACATTTTGTATAATTATGTTTTCCGGTCAATTGGATAAGACCACGACCTCTAAACTTCCAACCTTCGCCGCTTGCCTCATCTCCGTTACCCATTCTATTAGAGTACACTCTGTTAGCAATCTTCTCGGGTTGTCTTGCATATTGAGCAGCAATTTGTGGGTTAGGAAAATACTTACCAAAGATCTTTTGTAACCCATCCGCACTATAGTTCAGATTTTCCTGCATAACAGTAAATCCGCCAGACTCATGCGCGCATTGTGCAATAAATGCAGATACTCTAGCAATATCATTAATTCCATACTGAGGTAATGTCTCAACCATTGCGTCATACCATTCAGTAACATTTTTTACTCTTGGTAATAAGTGGTGTACTTGTTCTTCTGTAAAATCGAAATCAAATCCGTTAGCCATTTTTTATCCTTTATTTTTGATAGCACGTTCTTTCTCTTGTTATCGTACCATCCAATTGTTGTATTTCTTTCCACGGAGTGCATTCCATCTGTTGTTCTACAATTACGGTTGGTTGCTGAACAACAACGGTATTTGTACGAGATCTATTTATCTCATATCCAATAACACCGCCAATAATTAAAGGCGCAATCCATCTATCGTGACTATAGTATGGACCGTGACGCGAATGCCAATGCATATACTGAGCAGACGCAGTAATTGAAAATAATGATGCTACAATAAACAATAATAATTTTTTCATCTTTCCTCCGAAAAAAGAGCCGAATTATTAGTCCGGCTCTTATATTTATATTAGGTACAATACCTTGTTTCGTAATCTAATCTTGCTAAAATATATTCTTTTACAATAGCAGATCTAACGATATCATCCACGCCGAATTCGAATGTTTTAAATGAGGGCATCATATCGGCGATTGCCATGAACTTTTTGAGTCCAGACATGTCTGTTTTTCTGTATAAATCTGTTTGTCTAAAGTCTCCACAAAATACAATTTTGCTTCGATTACCTACTCTTGTAATAACGGAATTTAGTTCCATGTCTGTCATATTTTGGCATTCATCTACAATGATAATAGAATCTTCTAAAGTAATACCTCTGACAAACGATGTGATTAAAAACTTAATTGCTCCTTGTTCTTCTAATCTTTGATACGAGTCATGTCTTCCGAAAAGATCTTGACAAACTTCGACATACGGTTCTGTGTAAACCTCTGTCTTTTCTTTTTCGTCTCCTGGTAAATGACCAATTTCCCTACTAGGTACTGCTGATCTAACTATGATTACCCGCTTGTAAGGATTTGACTTATCAAGCACTTCTTCTAAAGCATGATATAAAGCAATAAAAGTTTTTCCTGTGCCTGCTACCCCATGGAGTAACATTATACTAGAATCTTCGTATGCGTCAAAAAATAGTTTCTGGTTGTCCGTTAATGGCTCTATTACCTTCATATCATCTAGTCGTAACCTTAAACGATTATTCGCTAAAGTTATTTGTGGTTGATCTGGCTGTAACTGAGTATTATTTTTAGACTTTGCCATGTATGCCCTCTTAAAGAAAAAGGAGGACAAATAGACTTTCGGCTATTCGTTCCTCCGTGGAGTTAAAGTTATTGGAAGCATTATCGTCTACTTAGTTTGTCTGCCAAGTTACTCTTATAATTATTTGAGTGAATCTTAGACAAGACTTCGTTAAAACCACCATCTGGTTTAGTGACTCCTAGACGTACAGAGTCTCCTAGTACAGGTGCACTAGTGATGTGGTTCTCGTGATTTGTTGATTTGCAGGATGGGCATTGTTGTTCGGCTCTTACATCATATCGACAGAGTACGTCGAACATTGTATCACAATCATTGCATTTTAATGTATAACTAGGCATATGTAAACCATTCAGGTGTTTGTCGTTTTTTCCAGGATGCTAAGTGCTTTTTTGCACCAACATAATAATTTATATATGATCTGACGGAATTCCCAGATACCTTATACTCATCTGGCATTGCAGGTGTAGGTTCAGTAAATCCTACGCCTTTAGGAATGTTTGTAGGTGGAGTATACAAAACATCTGCTAATCGTTGTGTAGAATGTATTCTACCATACCTATACGTATATTCGTTTAATACTGCAATGAATAGCTTATACAACCATTCATAATTTTCATAAGAATGTCTTACCCAAATTGCTGAAGGATGGTTAATATGAGTAGCCCGATAAAGCACAGCATCGCGGCTATCAGAGAGTATATACGAGGTTCGTTGTCTGCCAGTTCTAGTTCCCCTATCAATACTAGGGACACCGTCAATAAACCTATGAGCAGTAGAAAGTAATTGAGCATATTCAAGTATCATTTTAACGACATGCTTGTCGTTATGTAATTCAGCACACTTCTTAGTGTCGTGGTGTAAATAAAATATATTCATGTTTCAAATTTTTCAACTGCGTTAAGAATTTCAATGTATGTAAATTTTGCGGAGTTTGAAAATATGTCAGAAGTAGATGCTTTGGTTATTGCGGATAAAACTATCTCTGAATCACAATTTTCTAATGTGGATGCTGTTATTTTATATGAAAACAAACTAAATATATTGACTGCTAAAACAGTAAGAAATATTTCCTCATCCGTATATAACGGAATTTTATAAACAACTGTTTTTTGTTTATCCGGAAATCTTAAAACTTTGGCGCTCATAAAGAGGTTCCTTCTCTTTATATATTATTTTTACGTTCTAATTCTTTCCAAGCTTCTTCTTCTTCAGGTGTCACTTCTGGGACTTTTTTTATTGTCCAAGAACCATTTCCGTTGTCAGACCAATCTAAAATATCACCGTCATTCCAACCCGCTTCTTCAAGCAATCTTTCGGGCAATGGTAATATTAAATCATCACCATCTTCAATTAACGTAACAATATAGTTATTAGATTCGTTTGCTTGAGTATTTGACATTATTTATCCATTAAGCATCTAAAAGATTTTCTTTTATTTTTTTAATTAATAGTTTTTTAATTTGAGAACTTTTAAAAAAACTATAATATTGTTCCATTTTTTTCCAAACTGGAATACCTGTAAGATGTTTAATTCTCGTATTAACATTAATGACAGGAGATATTAAAGTTTTTATTTCATCTGTAAAGTTGAATTTTTTTAATACCACTCGTTTGTCGGTTAAAAATCTAACATAATGTATTGGATCGCCACGATTTACAGATAAAAATTCATTATATCTATTTATAAAAAACGCATAATCTGTCATTCGGCAATACCGACCGATATCAATTTCGCCGCCCATAAAACTAGTATTATTTACAAGCGCATTGGTTGCATAATTTGCGTGTTTAAGTTCCATTATTAATGATTCTTCTTCTGTAAAAAATACAGAAGAAGCAAATGAGAATGAAACTACACCAGACTTCGCATCACGTATAAAAACATAATCATCAAAAAATTTTTGATCATAATGTCTACTAAAAACTTTAGATTGTGTCGTATCTAAAATAATGGAATAATCAACCGGAGATTTAATTCTAAATGTATTTTTTAAATACGTATTTACAATAGGGCATCTTAGAATGCCCGCGGTATTAAATGCATCATGCACTTCAAGTCGAGCAACACGTTCGTGTAAATCTTTAATTGCATAATCCGGAGCAGGTATTTCGTAATTAAAATCTTTATTTGCCCAATATACAACTATTTCCTTTTTGGATTCAAATTTCATTATTTTATCTTTTTACTAGAATCTGCAAGATCCTTGTCCTCGCGCATTTCAATAAATGTTGGCAAGAATAGACGTTCTACACCGTCGCCACGATCTTTGATTCGAGCATTGTATTTAACAGTCACAATTTTACCAATAACTTTTTTGGTGTATTCTTCGCGTTGTTCATCAGAATATCCTGACCCAACATTAACTTGAATAAGACCATCGGATGATTCGCAAACAAGCGCACCCAAACGACCTTTGTTTTTACCGGTACCTTCTTCCCATCCGACGACAACAAGATCGCATTCTAATTCACCTTTGAATTTAATTTGTTCTTTAGATCGTTTATCTTCCCAGATATTTGTCTTAGATTTGAGAATAGTACCTTCTTGACCTTCGGCTAAAAACTTCTCAAAGATTTTTTGTGCTGCAAATTGATTGTCAACTTCTTTTGTCCATACAATATCTACAAGATGACCGATAGCCGATACACCTTTTAAGAAATCTACATTCTGCATCAATTGCATGAATCGTTCATTGTATGGTGTTTTAAATACACCTGCTTGAAATCCTGTAAACGGAATAGCGTCCCATAATGTTACTCGCACCATTGCCGCTTCTTTATCGGACATTGTACCTTTAACGCCTTTACTTAGAATGCCGTTACCTGTTTTACGATCAAGCGGTTTGCCTGCAGAATCTACTACAAGTAATTCGCCGTCAAACACATAATCGGCGCCATAAAAATCAGCCAATTTGAGTAATGCGTCACTAAACAACTTACTTGGAATATTAAGTTCTTTACCATTGCGGCTCCTATATTCTACTGTACCATTGCGAACAATTGCGTTGAAACGCATGCCATCTAATTTTAACTGACAATATGCTGGGAATTTAATTTTGTCGACAAGCTTTTGGTCGAATCCAGAAGCCAACATAACTGGGTATGTTGAGACAAGCTTCGGCCAGATTTTATTGGCTGTTGCTTCACTAACCCCACATCGAAGGTCTTTCTTGATAATTTTTTCAACAACACCGGCATCTGCTTCATATAAGCTTTCCAATACATTAGTTAATAATTCAATCGCCGCATTGCCTGTTACATTGCGGGTGGCGAATTCATTTTGGATTGTATCCATTGCCCAAGCTAAAGTTCTTGATCCTTTTGCTTTTTTATTGTATGCAGGAATTTTACGGAT